AACATTATTACTCTGACTAGTGCTTGCTTGGTTCTGCACTGAAGCACCTGCAAGTGTGCGGCGCTCTTTGTGTTCATCTTTGAAATAATAAGTAATAAGGTCGATAACAGCAAGCTGTAAATCTGCAGGTACTGTTTCATAACCTGCTGTATATACTACTCTTACAGCTCCAGGACCTTTTGGCCAGTATTTATAGCTACGCCCACCAGTAGTTCTTAGAATACTGTCAGTAGTGGGATCAAAGTAAAATTCATGATTCGCCTCTGTAAGCGCAACATAACTGCCTTGATAAGAATCACGCTCTTCCACAGATACTATGGTATTTACTGGGCTTTCTGTTAAATGAATTACTTCTGTACTCCAATTAATATTAATAACTTCTGTTTTATTAGTACTGTAGTAATCTACAATACTATTTCCACAATAAGTTTTTACTAATTGACTCACGGCAGGAATCAAAGCCTCGATACGCAAGTCTTCTTTGGGAGACTGAATGCCTTCGGCTTCTTTATATTCTTCTAAAGTGATTAAATTTGTCATAAGTTAATAAGTAAAAACTTGGGGGAGCGAACTCCCCCTAGTTATTGTACAGAGATTAAGCTGTTGCTACAACTTTAACCGCTGAACGATTTGCTGCATCATCAGCTACGAGCTCATTGAAGCCAAGTGACTGGCTAGCAACAATTACACGACGCTGATTGCCAACTTCGTAATCTTGCTCGACTGCAACACCGCGCAGACGTGGGATTACGTAGTTACGCAAGTTAACAGCATAAGCTACAGATGCTCCAGCTGCTTCTGCTTCGAAGTTATCAGATACGATTACTGGTGATCCATAAACGGCACCAATAGTACCTGTAATCTTGGTTGCAATATCAGAACCTACGTCTGTGATATCTGCAAACTCAGGATCTGCAAGAAGGTCGTAGTAACGCTTCTGAGAAACGATATAAGCTACATCTTCTGGCATAATACCATACTTACCCATATCTTTACGGGCTTGTAAAAGCATAGCAGCAGTAAGAGTTGCTGAGTTACCGGCTGCAAGAGTAGCACCGTCGAGATCCAAAGCACCACCAGTAGAAGCAGTTGCAAAACCTTCGACGCCGCTGAAAGTACCGTTACCGTTCAAGATAGCATCATCAACTGCACGAGCGTGTGCACGAGCAACTGAATCAATAAGCATAGGCATCAAGTTAACAAGTACTTCTTCATCAACATGGTTGTCCATGAAAGTCTGTGAAATCAGACGGTAAGCCTGAAGCACAACTTGCTTAGCCTGGTAAGTGTTTGCAGCAACCTGAGTGCGGTTCTCCAAGTTACCTGCAGTAGCTGGAGTAGTCTGCCAAGCAGCCTTGTTAGTATCACCTTGAATTGGTAGTACTTGTGAAGCTGAATTAATTTGAACTTCACGGAACAACTGTGCAGTACGCAAGTTCAAAGTAATTTCTTTTTCGATTTGACGAGAAACTTCTGTAGCAATATTTGGATCAGTACCATCATACGCCATACCAGCTTTTTCAAATACGCTGCGACCATAAGCAGTATCAAAACCTTTGCCAGTCATAACACCTAGAATGTGTGCATTCATGAACTCTTTGCCCCACTTAGTGACATCACCAGTAGAAGCTTCGCGATCACCAAATACTCGCTTAGACTCACGCATTTTTTGCATTTCTTCGTTCTTCTCTTCAAGCTCTTTCTTGAAAGAAGCAAGAACTTCATTGAAGTTTGAATCTTTTTCAGCAAGTTTTTCTGCAAAGTCTTTTTCAAGACGCTCTGCACCAGTTTCAACAGCAGTAACTACTGCGGCTTTAACTTGCTCTTCTTGTGCTGCTTTAGCTGCAACTTCCGCTGCTGCTTTTTCTTGTTCAGCTTTTTCAGCTGCTTTCTGCTCGGCTTGCTTCATTGCGATATTAGCAGCAGTTTGCTCCGCTACTTTTTTAGCAAAAGCTTCCAAGTCGATTTCTGGAGTATTAACTTCAGACATTTTGATCTCCTGTTGTGCGGATAAATCCGCCTTTTCCGGTGTGTCACTAGCTACGCTAGAGGTATTGACCTCGTCCTTAGCCAGAGTCTGACCGGCTAGATCTACACGATTTGTGAAAGTTTTCTTGAACTCTTCATACTCTGTCATAGAGTTAAAAGATTTCGCCAAAGAAAAAGTAGCTGCCTGATTGCAAGGTACGGAAACAACCGAAACTTCAAACAACTCAGCATCCTTAATCATTAATCCATCGGTTTCCTTAATATAGTCTGCATCCTTGACACGGAAACCAACAGAAAAGGCTCCAAGGACACCATCTTTAACAAGTTCAGCAACATTGCCAGGGGCACTTTTACTGATTTTGCATTCTAGTTCTAGACCATTTGGACCAGCTTTCATGCCAGTCGCACGACCAATTGGTCGATCATAGTCATGATTAAAAAGAATAATAGGATTCTTTTCGAAATTCTTTAAACCACCTTTTGTCCAAGCTTCTGCGGAAATAGAATCACCAGCGCGATCAAAATCAGCAGTGCTTGCCATTCCACGAATCATAACACTACCATCTTCTCCGGCTTGTGCTTTGAATGTGGAGGTTAGGTTAAATATCTTTTCCATCTTTCTTTACCTCTGTCTTCACAGGCTTGGGTACTTCTATTTTTACAGGCTGTGGCTTTGGCATTTCCATCTTTGGTTTAGGGTTTGTAGCCATGAGCCAAAGTTGAGGCTCATTTCTCTCTAGCATTACTAACATTCTAGAGTAGGATCTAAAAACTCTTCGAATGCCTGAAAGTAAAACTGGTTTATCTGTGCATTTTATATACTCTGCTTGACTTAAAACTTTGCCTTTTTCAGCAAAGAACATAGCTACTGTTTCTAGTGTTTTTCGCACTTGAGCTTTATTCGCCATTTGTATCTCCTTCTATTGGTCGTCCGCCTAAGTCAGGGTTGGCGGCACTCCCTGCAATATTAGCAGGAACCCTTAAATCGCTGTGACCTTCTATACCTTCAAAACCTAAGTTATCACGCGCTTCGTTTGGTGTAATTATACCTGCATTTACAAGAGCAGAATAGTACTGAGCTGAGTCACGTAGTTCTGGTTGTAGTGCAGGAATTCCTGTTAAATCTTCAGATAGTTCATATCCAAAAAATCTTTCTAGAGCATAGTTGAGCTTTGTAACTATAGGTAATATTGTCTCTAGGTAGTACAATCTCATGTTTGGTCGAAGATTAGCATTGTTGCCTGAATCTAAAAGAATAGGTGGAATACCTAATGCTTTTAATATAGTCTTCTCAGTTTCTTCAGTAGCGCTTTGAAAATCAAGTTCTTTAAAGTTTACATTTGAAATAGAATCTATGTCTATGCCGCCGTCAAGAATAAGAGGGCGTCTACCTCCTGCGTCTGGCTTATATCGAGCCTGCCAAGACATAAGCATACGTTCTTTAATTTTTTCAGAAAGAGTATTAGGACTTTTCAATACTAGCCCTGGAACAGCGCCGTTCTTGAAGAAGTTGTCCTGAAACTTTCTCATGCTAGTCATAAGTTGCATAGTACGAAGTGCAGGACTCAGACGAGGAACTCCTCGATAGATTGAGTAAAAGGAGTTCTCTTTAACATGAATAATCTCACTAGGAGAATAAGTTATTTTTTCGTTAAAAGTAAACTTTTCGATATAAGTAGTATCACTTGCATGAATAATCATCTTAGATGCGGGCAGGTGATATAAATGTACTCCATCAAAATATATAAATATATTCCCGTCTAGTATAAGATCTATAATGCAGTTTCTACGAAATGTATTTATGTCTTGAAAAGGGTTAGGCTCAGTATTAAGAAGGAGATCAACTCTACTGCGCTTAATACCTTTTATTACTGCTGTACCTTTTGTTGCCATTCCTACAATAGTACCAATCTCAGCTGAGTCGTCTACTATCATATTAACACCACGATTAACTATCTCTAGTTCCTCGTATGCGCGCTCATAGTTATAAATGGGCTCTCTGCTGGGTTCGACTTTATGGTCGTAGTAACGCTGGGCAGGATTCAGCTTTTCTTCTTCTCTACCGAGTAGTTTATCATACCAAGCCATGTTTAGTTCTCTGTATTTCTACCCAGTTTTCCTGCTTCTTAGCAGTAGCTAGGGAAGGATCTTTACCGTAAATTGAATGAAGTTGTAAATGATGGTCATGGCATAAGGTTACTGTATAATCATATAACTCTGCCCATTTTTCTTCTATAAACTCATCTCTCCATACAACAATATATTCATCGGTATAGTGTTCGGGGCGAATTGCCTGCTTCCCTTTTAGCCACTCTGACAATAGAGGACTTAAACTATAATAATGATGGAAGTCTAACTTCTCTGTACTATGACAAATGTGACATGCACCAGCTTTTTGATATTGGGACTTTGCTTTATCTCTTATATACTTAACTCTGTCTCTTTTTAACTGTGTCATGTCTTTCTTTTCCATTTTGATTATCGAAATTATAACTAACTTGAGGTTTCTTGTCAAACACTATTTTTGACGATGTCCTATTAGAAGCTAGTCTGTGAAGTCTCAAATGAATATATAGCGTATCGAAGTGCGTCCGCCATGTGAGATGCTTTATTGTGTTTTGGCTTCTCTTTTAGTAGATTAGGATTCGGATCCCACTGGTACATATCTAAACAGCCCAAGGTTTCTACACATCTTTGATCTACAATAAGGTTATCGTTATCTACTATTGCTGCTACGTGACCTATGCCATCAATAATTGACTTCTTTGCATTTATAGTGCTAATATCATAATTCTGAGCAAAATCAAACCGAGTTTGTTGTGCTGCAGAATCTATGTATATGTAATCTATATTGTGCTTATAAATTTGGTCTCTAATCTCTTCTGCATGCTTCTCGGTTGTCTTTTCCGAGTCGTAGTACTCATCAAGCACATAATATTTACCCGAGTCCCAATCATACGCAATTACACAGAAAGCAGTAGGATCTCGGAAACCTACGTCAAGACCTCCTATAATATCCATTCCTTCTGTATTAAGCTCTGAAAGGTCTGCTACACATAACTCTGCGTTAAAGTTCCAAATCTGTCCTTCATAAGTGTTAAAGTCAGCTTCGTACTCTTGTTTAAATTCGGCATCGCTCATCGACTTTCGTGCTTCATCTATGTCATGCTGGCTCATACGAGGATTATCTTTGTAAGTAGCTTTTATGCTACACCATTCAGGAAACTCATCGGAGAACCCTCGGTCAAAGAATTTTGCGAACCAGTTAGTCTTTCCTCGTGGCGTTGAAATAAAGATTGCTTTTGAGTTATCCTTATCAAGTGTGGGACGAAGAGACACATTAAATGCTTCTTCTCCATCAGTAAGCGCAGCCTCATCAAAGATAATTAAATCATATGAACGACCAACTGACGAGTCTACTTGGTTTACTGATCCCATTCGTACGGTAGAACCATTCGAAATTTCGATAACTTTATCTTTTGCATTGTCTTTCGTAACTTCAAGGTCAAAGTGCTTAATTAACGTTCTCTGTAAATCAAAAGAGATTTGTGAGAGAGAGTAATTAGGCGACATAATCAATATGTTTGACCCCGGAACGAGTGAGACTAGTTGTCCTATAATATTTGCAATATAAGTCTTACCCTGTCGTCTAGACAGGGCGGCCGATACAAAGCGATATTTTGGGTTATTAATAGCATTTATAAGAGCTATCTGCGAAGGCAGTGGGTCAATACCTAGTAACTCCAAGTAAGGAGCTACGGGTAATTTAATAAACCGTGTGTCTGAATGTAAATCTTGAATTTCTGTAGAGGGTACATCCGCTCTACTAACTTGTACTGGCATATTATTATTTTTCCAAATTTTTATTTTGCCTGAAGGGATTTTAACTCTTGGATCTGTTTCTTTTAATTATATGTCTTCAGACTCAATTGTTGCCTCAATGACATCTTCTTGTTCAATTTCTTTTATTTGTATTCCAATTTGACTAAGCATCTCATCGGTTATAACACTAGGAAAATTAATATCTGAGTACGCTGCTCTTATTTCGTAATGATATGTAAATTCTTTATTATCTATTGTTCTTATATAAGCCATCATACATCTCCTGTTTGAGTTGAGGGATATTCTCTGTCTTCCCCCCATATAATACGAACTGCTCCATTACCACCATCTGCGCCTCCTGCAGCTGAGTCATCTTC